AAATAATTAGAAAACTTGATCAATTATTTTCAATAATTGTCCGTTATCAAAATTCATTTGACGGTCATAACACTTGTTACACGTGTGGAAAAATACTACCTATTAAAGAATTGCAATGCGGGCATTATCTAAGCCGCCGTTATTTTGGTACACGATGGAATTTTGACAACGCACGTCCGCAATGTTATTCTTGTAATGTAATTAAACAGGGCAATTTAACAATATTTGAACAGAAATTAAGAAATGAAATCGGTGACGAAAAATTTAATTCACTTGTGAAAGAAGCAAAACGAATTGCAAAATTATCAACGTTCGAAATTTATCGTTTGCTGCTTGAATATTCACGAATTGCAATACAAATAAACGAAAAAATTGACGTGAAACTATAAAAATCACCGTAAGTTCTTTAAAAATGTTTGTAAGTTCTTTAAAAATGTTTGTAAGTCCTTTAAAATATATCTTGTGCAGGAAACCTGCTAATGCATTTGCAGGAAACCTGCTAATGAATACGTATATAATAGCATATAATAGCATATAATAGAAATATAATAGCATATAATAGCATATAATAGTATATAATAGAATATATAATAATAGTGATTTGTTTTTTGAAAATTAATTTTGCGTTTTTAAAAGCCGTGGCGAAGTTTTTTTTCTTGGCCGATAGAAACCATTAAGATGGCAACAAAAATTCAATAGTGGCGATTTATGTGCGAAATATGAGTATTGTGAAGTTATTTTTAAACTGATATGATTAAAATTTAGCAGATGAAATTAAAATATATCAAATTAAGCGTTTTAAAAGCCGTGGTGAAATTTTTTTTCTTAGCCGATAGAAACTATTAAGAAGGTGAAAAAAATTCAATATGAACGATTTATTGATTAATGAGAGATATTATGAAAGCAAATGGCAAACCAAATATTCAAAAAGTAACAATCAAAGATCTGAAATTTGACACTAAAAATGCTAATAAACACTCTGAAAAGGGATTAAGTTTACTTGAAAAATCTCTTTCTAAATTAGGTGCAGGGCGTTCTATTTTGCTGGATAAAGACAATAACATTATTGCTGGAAATGGAGTTGTTGAAGTTGCCGGGCAAATCGGTTTGGAAAATGTTAGAATCATAGAAACCGACGGCAACGAAATAATTGCTGTTAAACGAAAAGACGTCTCTATTAATTCTAAAAAAGGTCGTGAACTTGCATTAGCTGACAATCAAACTGCAAAAGAAGGAATCGTTTTTGATTTTGATGTAATTAATGATTTAGCTATTGAATTTGATATTAATCTTCAAGATTGGAAATTACAACCGATAGAGTTTGATTCTACTACGTGGCACGATGTTAATAATTTAACTGATGACGATGTACGTGATTTGCTAAATGAGGAATTTGATCCATACGGTGTATCAGCTGGTTATCAACGAGTTGTATTTACTTTTAAGAATCCTGAAGAAGCAAAAAAGTTTTTGGATTCTATAGGTATTAAAGAATATTCTAAAAGTCGTTCAGGATGGCAAGTAGATTTCACTACCCGGTCTATATAGTTTCAAAGGGGCGTTATTATAATCCCCTTACAGCTCGTGCATTTGACGAAGCTGGCTTCAGCAGCATTAGAACAAATAATGATAGAAAATAATAAAGAACTTTACGATTTTAATTATCAATATCAAATGGAAATAATTGATAAATATAAAACAATTAATAAAAGTATTTATGGGAGGAAACTATGGCAAGTGGTTCAGAAAAAATAAAAGTAAGTAAATCTAAATCAAAAAATAGCAATTACAAGTCAAAAGCAAGTAAACGAGTGTCTAAAACTCCATCGTACACTCCAAGTGCAAAAGAAGACGTTCCATTTTAAATCGTTTTTTTAAATATATAAAGTGTTAAAATGGCAAGTGAATTGAAATTTACAAAAGAACAAGTAATTGAAGCAATTAAGAGGTCACGGGGATTTATTAGTCAAGCAGCAAAGATATTAAAATGCACGAACGCAACTATTTACAATTACAAAGAACGATTCCCTGAGGTTGAAGAAGCTATCAAAGAAGAACGTGAAAGTCTTTTAGATTTTGCAGAAAGCAAATTGTTAGAAAATATCAATAATAATGACAATGCAGCTATCATATTTTATTTAAAAACGCAGGGCAAACATCGAGGTTACTCGGAACGTGAACAAATTATAATTAAAAACGATTTTACGAATTTCACAATTCCTAAGAATCTGGATAATTTAACCTATATTGAAGAAGATAGCAAACATACCGAGTAATCTGGCAAAAATATATAGCCGTGGCAAGTATAAAACACCTGTACATATTCAACAACTTGAAAAACGGGTGCTTGAATTACTTTTTTCAAAAGAAAAATCTAAATTGATTGTTACATTTCCACCAAGACACGGAAAAAGTGAATTTATTAGCAAATATTTGCCAGCTTGGTATCTTTTAAACTATCCGAATAAAGAAATAATTTTGACTTCTTATGCAACAAGTTTTGCAACATCGTGGTCTTTAAAAGCAAAACAAGTTTATTCTTATTTCAGAGATGATTTAATAATAGATAGACAAGGACATTGGGAGACAAAGGCTGGCGGAGGAATGCACGCAACAGGTGTAGGTGGTGATATAACTGGCAAAGGAGCTGACTTGTTTATCATAGATGATCCCGTAAAGAATTCAGAAGAGGCGATGAGTAGAGTTTATAGAGATAAAACGTTTGATTGGTTCAATTCAACTGCTTTCACTCGTTTAAATCCCGATGCAAAAATAATAGTGATTCAGACACGATGGCATTATGACGATTTAGCAGGTCGGTTTCTAAAACAAGGTGATTGGGATATAATTAATTTTCCTGCGATAAACGAACAAGGTGAAGCTTTGTGGCCAGAACGTTATCCACTCGAAACTTTATTAGAAATAAAAAAACAAATAGGTTCTTATTGGTTTGCAGCTTTATATCAACAATCGCCGGTTATTTCAGAAAATCAAATAATCAATTATGATTGGTTGAAATTCTATGAAGAAAATAATTCACCAGGTATAGTAATTCAAAGTTGGGACACTGCTTTTGATAATAAAGAAAAAAATGATTATTCTGTTTGCACAACTTGGAAAATAGTCAATGGCAACAATTATTTAATTGATGTATATAGACAAAAATTAAATTTTCCTGATTTATTACGAAACGCAAAATCTTTATTCTTGAAATTTAATCCGTCAATTGTTTTGATTGAAAAAAAAGCATCTGGTGAACCTTTAATTCAAAGTTTAAAAGAATTAAATTTGCCGGTCCGCGCCGTTAATCCTATTGCGGATAAAGTTACACGATTGCACGCTGTTTCTAATCTTTTTGAAAATGGCAAAGTCTTTTTTCCTTCGAATTTAGATACAAATATAATATCGGAGTTGATAAATTTTCCTTTTGACGTGCACGATGACTTCGTGGACTCGCTTAGTCAGGCATTAGAATATTCAAAAACAATCTCGAACTTTGAAAGTCTTTTAAGTTATAAACCTAAAATACACGAAAATAATTATTACAAGGTATAAAAATGAATATATTTAATTTATTCAAAAAAGACAAAGTTGCTTATAAAGACAACGTACCTATCGGAGCTGTTGCAACGTTGAATTCTAATAATACACTAATTGCTTATGATGGAATAATTGACAATGCGAATAAAGTATTGAAAGATCTTGGAAATACATTAGCAGATTTGTCTAATCTATTATATGATCCGCATATATTTTCAGTCGTTCAAAGTAGAAAATCAGCGGTGTTAGCAATGGAGTATGAAATACTGACGGATGACAAAGAAAAGCAAGAATTTATTTATGAAACTTTTTCTCGATTAGATTTAAAAGGCATAATTAGTGAAATGTTAGACGCACCTTTGTATGGATACAAACCATTGGAATTATATTGGGATTTTAAAGATGGCAAAGTAATTTTAAATAATGTTATCGGAAAACCACCACATTGGTTTGATTTTGACAATAAGGGGCGATTAAGATATTATACCAACGGTGCATATGAATTAGTACCAAATAAAAAGTTTATCTTAATTAGGCATAATGCAACGTATGATAATCCTTATGGACACGCTTTATTAAGTAATTGTTTACGACCTTATATTTACAAAAAAGGTGCGATGCAGTTATGGGCAGAATTCGTTCAGAAATATGGTTCACCGTTTTTAATCGGCAAAGCTGAGACGAATGTTAATCCTGAACAGTTAGAAAAATTAAATGAATTACTTCAAGATGCAAAAAGAAACTTCACGATTGCAACTACTTCCACATTCGATATATCTACACTTGAAGTAGATAGGAATTCTGCTTCATCTTTATTTGAAGGTTTTATTTATTTTTTAAATTCAGAAATATCAAAAACAATTTTATCCCAAACTTTAACTACAGAACAAGGTGAAAAAGGTTCTTATGCAATGAGTCAAACTCACTTGCAAATACGGAAAGATATTGTCGATGCAGACAAATCAATGGTTGAACAAGCATTAAACGAAATAATAAGATTACTTATTGATTTTAATTACTCCGATGGCGTTTATCCGATTTTAAGACTTTATGAAGAAACCGATGTTGATATGATAGTCGCACAACGGGATCAAATATTGAGTCAAATAGTAGATTTTACCGATACTTATATTAAAAAGACTTATGGATTAAGTGACGAAGATTTTAAAATGAAAGCAACAGCACCAGCTTTCGCAGAAACCGAAACACCTAAAAAAATAGATACGTTAAATGAGTATGCTGATAAAGTTATAAATTTAGCTTTAGAAAAAATAAAAGAAGGCACTTCACTGAACGAAATAATCGATGAAATTGAAAATCTATATCCGGGTCTACCAACACAAGAGGTTGAAAGTTATTTAAGCAATGCAATATTTTTAGCACAAGGGAGTGGTATAATCAATGTCTAATTATCTTTTAGAATTTTACGAACGATACAAAAAACCACCTAAATTTGATTTATGGCGGTTCGAAGATCCGTTCAAAATTGTATTTAAAAAACCACCTTCCGAAGCTTTAAAATACTTAAAGAAAAAAGCTAAGAAAATTAAAGTGAGTGTAAATTGGGACGATCTTTCCAAAGAAGCACACGATAAGTCTTTTACCGTTGCTAAAGTAATGAGTGCGGACGTTTTGCAAGAAATAATTAATTACATTATAAAAAGCGTTGAAAGCGGTGGTGGTTTTGACGAGTTTAAGAAAAATGCGATTAACGGAGGTTTAGTCGAAGCTATGCAAAATGCGGGTTGGACTGGAAGAAATACAAGTCGTTTACAAATTATTTTTGATACGAACGTAAAAATGGCACAAGCTAAAGGACGTTACAAGCAATTAATGTTAACGAAAGAATTATATCCAAATGTAAAATATATCCAAATTGAAAGAAAAACAAAAAGACACGATCATTCTTTGCTTCATAATCACGTATTTAGTTTAGATGATCCTGTTTTAGATAAAATTTATCCACCGAGTGGCTTTCGTTGTGGTTGTAAATTATTCCCAACAAAAGAAAAACCTACTAACCCGGATTTGAGTTTTTTAGACAAATCAAAAGAATTTCAAATCAGCCCGTTAAAAACCTGGAAACCGAGTGTGAAAAAATATACAGCTAAAATACAAAAAGCATTAAATGAATTTTTAAAAAAATCTGAATCCAAAAATGGATGATTTAATAAAGCAATTAAATTTAGCCATTCAAGGCATTGTTAATAAAGATTTAACACCTGCACTTAAGGTTTTAGCAGCTTTAATCCGTGCTTATATCGATCAAAACTTTATGCAACGTGGACGTTGGAACGGCCGCGGTACAAGTCTTTTCGATGGCGGTACGCAACGTTGGACACCACTTGCAGCATCAACGAAAAAAAGTTATGCAAGAAAAGGATATGATTTAGAACCAACTTTGATCCGTGCTACACAACAACTTTACAATTCAATCGAAGTGAACGTCAACGGCAAAAATAAAATAGTTATAAGTGTTGGATGTATTTATGGCGCAGTGCATCAATTCGGTGCTACTATCCGTACCGATAAAGCAACGATTAAAATACCACCACGCCCTTTTATTACTTTAACAAAGAGCGATGTGGTTGAAATGTTAAGTTATTTAAG